TGTCGCCCGCCTCCTGCGCGAACTCGCGGATCTCGTCCAGCTTCTCGCGCCAGTCGTATCCCTCGCGGCGCTGCAAGTTCGGGTACGACTCGATGCCGGCCTCGAGCGCCTGCACCATCGCGGGAATTTCCTTGGCGGGATCGAGCAGACCGAAGCGCGGAGGCGTGTACGTCCACGGCGTCTCGCGATTCAGCGACCCATCGAGGCGCGCAGACTGCGCGGAGAAGCGGCGCGTAACGGGCATGCACACTTGCTGCACCATCACTTGCCACTGGTCCGCTTCGATCGCGCCGCGGAACTGCACCAGGCCGCCGCGGTGGCTCGTGTACGTGACCTTCGACAGATCACCGGTCAGCAGCTCGTACGGCATCCCGAGCCCAGCGGCGACCGCGCGAAGCTGCACTTCGTTGAAAGGCGCGTAGTCGCTCGACGGGCGCGGGTCTGCGACAACGACGCCCTCGCCGGGCTTCAGATACGGAATCATCCCCGGCCGGAACTGCTCGACGCGGTTTCCGTCGTCGTCCGTCGTCGTCGGCGCGAGGCTCGCACCGGGCAACCCGGCCGGCGTCGTCACGAACGCGGCGAGGCACGCCGCGATCTTCTTGCGCATCACCTCTGCACCGTCGTAGTCGTCGAGTGCCTTGAGCCGCTGGATCACAGGCGCGAAGTCGGACACGCCGCGGCCCTGACCGGGGCGCAGCGGCTTGAACACATGCAGCATGTCGGACGCAGGAACGGGGCGACTCTCGTACGCCTTCCGCCCGCTCGTGTACGTCGTCGTGTCGCCGGGGTGCGCGTCGAACATCCAGTACGCAACCGGCACGTTGTCGAGATACTGAACACCGAATCGAATCTGCTCGCGCTCGCTGATGACCCGATTCAGGTCGCTATCCAGCCAGTCGGGTTCCATCACCAGAAGCCGAAAGGCGGGGTCACCCTCGTAAGCGGCCTCCGTCCGCAGCATCCGCACCAAGCACTCGCCAGACTCCGCGCGCGTCCGTTCGATCAGGCTCTGCAAGCCGTAGAAATCGTGGCGCTTCGTGTGGTCGCAGTTGTCGATCCACCGCTTCCACTTCTCGTGCATCCGCTCATTCGCGCGCCGGTTCTTGCCAGACGGCTGCGCCATGATGCCGGTGCCGATCAGATTTCCGACGCGAACACCCAGCGCCTTCGATGCGTACGGGTTGTTCCGCACGAGATCGCGCGCCGCGTCTCGCAGATCCCGGTGATAGATCCCCGCTTCTGCATCGCCCGAGGTCGGCTGCAACAGCCAACCCGCCGTGCGGCGATCTCGCTTCGCGCCTTCGTAGGCGAGCATCGCGCCCATGACGGCGCGAGCCTGCGCGCGTTCGAGGCCCCGCTTCGGCGAGAAGTACGAGACGGCTTTGTCGATCCAGTTCAGCCGCGGCTCAGACACTGTACGTGCCGGCCAGCGTGCAGCGGCCCGTGGACGTCTCACCGCTACCAGCCGCCACCTCGGCCTCCATCGCCTGGAGCGCCTGCAACATCTCCGTCAGCGTGTGGTAGACCACCGTCTTGTCGCTGTACGAGACGGACTTCACGCCGCCAGCGATTGCCGTCTTCAAGGCATCCACGTCTGACTGCTGCCAGGCCATAGAGCCCTCCTAAAGCCAACCGCGCGTGTCGCCGAGCCACCCAGAACCGCCCGAAGCGCGCCGCGGTGCGCTCGGAGGCGCCGCAGACTGCACTTTCATTGCTTCGCCTTCCGGTCGATCCACAGACTGCGTCTGCGAGTCCAACCAGATCGCCTCGCGCTCGATCGTGAAACCGAGCGAGTAGAGAGCGCACAGCGCGGCGTAGTTGCCGACGGCAACGTCGAACGCCTCGTTGCGCTTGTGGCCCTCTTTCAGTCGCCACGTCCGCACCGGGAATCCGCGCTTGTCGCGCGTGTCCACGCAGTGCTCAGCGGTGAGCTGGCGGAAGTAGTTCTCCGGCAGGAAGTTCGGAAAGTGCGTGTAGCCGTGACCCGGCGTCTCGATCGTTTCGAGCCGCGACGCCACGAGATCCTTTGCTGTATCGACCTTGACCGTGTAGAGCGGGCACTTGCCGATCGTGTTCAGCGTCGGCTTCGCCGGCCAGACCGCGCCCGTGCCGGTAACGCCCTTCGTGGCCCACATGTACGCCGTTCGACCGTCCGGCGTCTTGTAGACCGGGATCGGACGCACGAATGAGTAGACGTTGTTCGACGCATAGCCCGAGTCGATGCAGTTCGACCGCAGGAAAACCTGCATCCCGCGCTCGCTGATCCGCGGGCGCATCAGGAACTCGCGCAGCGCTTCCCATACCGGCGCCGCGGTCGGGTCGCCGTAGAAGACCTGGTATTCGAGCTTCCAGTTCTCTTCGCCGAGGCCCCACCCCTCGACGCCGCACTCGATCCGGTCCATCTGCACGTCGGTCATGGACGTGAGCAACACCGCGTCGCGAGGCACCATGCGCTGCGGCTCCGCGAAGCCCTCGACCATGCCGGACGGGTACGCCTCGGCGCGCGCCGCCAGCTTCTCCGTGCTCGGCGCGCGGCCCTTTTGCTCCCACGCCTCACCGAGCCACGTATTCACGAAAGTCTTGAGCGTGACCGGATCGCCCTTGAGGCGAAGCCACTCACTCGCGATGTGCGCCCACGTCGCGTTCGGCGACATCGAGTAGCCGGCCCAGATGTGGAATCCGGCGTGGCCCTTGACGTCCGCATGCGCGCGCCATCCGTCGCGCTCGGCCGTCGCGAGCATCCACGGCTTCTTCTCTTCCGAGATCGCCGCGTGGCACTTGCGGCACAGGTAGTACGCCGTCTCCGGCTTCCCACTGTCCCACTTGATCCCGTGGTCTACGTCCTTGCCGCCGAACTCAAGCGGCTGCCACTCGTCACAGTGCGGGCACGGAACGTAGAACCGCCGCTGGTCCGACTGCGCGTAGCTGCGCTCGATCCGCGACGCGCCCTTCAGCAGCGGCGTCGATCCGAGCACGATCTTGCGTCCGAGCTTCGCCTCTTGCGTTCTGCGCCACGCGAGTTCGACGGGATCACCGTCGTCGCCGGCCGACGCCTCGAAGCCGTCCACCTCGTCCAGCAGCGCGATCTTCGCGTGAATGCGGCGAAAGCCGCGACCGCTGTTCGTGCCCGTCATCCACAGCGTTCGGCCGTGGTACGACTTCGCGAGGATCGTGTTGGACGAGGACTTGCTCTTGCCCTCGGAAACGATCCCACGCAGGAAGTCGTGCCGGTCAATGGCCGGCGCGATCTCGTCCTTGCTGAACCCTTCCGCGTCCTCGACCGTCGGCTGCACGATCAGCATCGACGCAGGGTCGTGGTGCATCGTCTTGAGCACGTACGCGACGACGATCTGCGTGTACCCGACGCGCGCGCTCTTGCAGACCGTGACGCGCTCGATCTCGGGATCGTCCAGCGCGTCCATGATGCCGACCTGGTACGGCAGCGTCCGCCACTTGCCGCCCTTCTCGGGCGACATGTGGTAGTGCGTGTCGGCCCACTCGCGGAACGAAACCCTAGGCGGCGGGAGTAGGAGTATCCGCGCCGTTTCGAGAGCGCCTTCGGGGGCGCTCCCTAGCTTGTCCGTATCGTCCATGCGCCAGTTCGACCAACGTCTCGTCGATCAGCTCCGCGAGTTTGCGACCCATCGCCGCCGTGAATCCGGGCACATGAACGGTCGCCGCCGCTGGAACTGCGCGTATGCGCTCCTTCCACGACAAGACGTGACTCGACCATGTGGCCACCAACTCGTCGCGCCGGATCAGCTCGCCGCGCAGCTCCGCGTTCCGCAGCTCGGCCGTCTCCGACTGCGCCTTCGCCAACTTCGCCCGCTCGGCGGTGAGGTCGAGGACTTCGCCGCTCGCGCCGATGGACCGATGGCCAGCCGCCACGCTCGAGTAGTGCTCGACCACGGCGATCACGGCCGACTGCACGTCTGCGCAATCGGCGGGAATGACGCCGCTGTCCATCCAGTCCCGAACCGTTCGAGGCGCGCGCTTCAGGTACTTGGCGACGCCGGACTGGAGGTCGGACTTGCTGCCGATGGGAACCCCTTGGGACATTCAAAATCTAGTGATTTTTCGCAGGCGAGCCGCACCCGCTTGAAAAAACCCCTAGAAGGACCCGAGATATGGCACGCTTTCTCACTCCGACTGCGGCACCTTGAAGCAGCCAACCGTGAGGTCGGTGGCCGGTGCGGTGCCCGTATACGTCCAGTTCAGGAAGCCCGACGAGTCGCTGAACACCGCCGTCGGCCACGGTCCCATCTTGCGTACGACGGTCGTGCCAGCGGCGACGGTCACGGCGCGATCGGTGATCGTCTCGCCGTAGCTCGTGGCCTGTGCGTCGAACGTGACGGTGTAGGCGTTGGCAGCGTGCGAGTTCTTGATCTCGATGTATGTGCGGCCATCGTTGACGCACTTGTCGCCACCCGCTGCGGCAGCAGCGTAGGTCGGCGTGATGCCCGAGGATGCGATGGTCTGCACGGTGAGCGTGGCTGCGCTTGCGACGCTGGCGCACAGGAAGAGAGCGATGGCGACGAGGGCGGTACGGAACATGGTGGCCTCCGGTT